ATGACGGTATTGAAGATACGGAAATAGACATTGTTACAACAACTGTAATTGAAGGTGTTCCAAATATTTTATCTGTACCAGCACTTCCACCAGTACAAATAGTTGAACTGGAAGAAACAGTTGTAGAAGAAGAATATGATATGACTGAAGGTGATGCACTTGCAATGGAAGATGATATTGAAAAAGAAATTAAAGAATTAGAAAAAGCAGAAGCAGAGGAAGAACCAGTAGAAGAAGAAGTTGTTGTTATAACAGAAGATGGTTCTGATGAAGAACTGCCCGGCAACGCAGATGGTACTATGGGTAATGGTGAATCTACACAAGAAGATGATATTGAAAAAGAAATTGCAGAACTAGAAAAACAAGAGACTAAAGAAAATAAAGATGCACCAAAAAAGAAAACCACAAGAAACGAAAAAATGAAAATGTTACTCGCACAGAAAGCGATTGAACTAACTAAGAAGGTAGAAGAGTCAGTATCTATAGAACAACAGATGTTGGTGCAGAGACAATTACTTGCATTAATTTCATATGTGCCTGGATTTGACTATGCAGAAAAGAAATTAAATCAAGTGAATTTCTATCCACCAAAGCCAGTGGTAGACCATGCATATGCAAGGTGGTTTTTAAATGACCCAAATTTTGGTATCATGGAAGATTCACAATATAACTTTAAATAGGAGAGAAAAATGGCTGAAGTAGAATATGGGGGAGTAAAACTTACTGGAAGTAAACTCTTCATGATTATCCCACTGGTATCAATGCTAGGTGGTGGTCTATGGGCAGGATTTGAATTTTACAAAGACTACATGGATATGAAAGACCAAATCCAAGAATACGTTGCACCAGATTTATCAGAGTTTGATAAGTCACTTGCAGTGATGACTGAAGATATGAAAATTGTTAAGGAAACGGTTGCAGTATTCAAAGAAGAGATTATTATTATCAGAGATAGTGTGAATGACTCAGTTGATATGATGCGTGATACAAAACATGATTTGCGTGATGAAATTATTCGTACAGAGAAACTATTAGAGAAAGTTGAAAACGATATTGACAAACTAGAAGATGAAGCAACTGCACTAATGGATAGAACTAAGAAGGAAACTAGAGATGCAATCACTGATGCAAGTAATCGTTTCAATGATAAGGTATCTGGTTTGGAAGGATATGTAAAAAGGGAACTTGGTACTCTTGAAGATGATTTAAATAAAAAACTTCAAAAGTCTTTAGATAATCCACTTGCAAACCGAAATAACTAAATAGTCGTATGTCAGTAAATGTAGAAACAGAAATTGAACTCTTAAAAAGAGAAGTATCAGATATGAAAGGTATTCATGTCCGATTAGATGCAGCTATCGAAAAGATTGCAGATGTTTCTTCTTCATTACATACAATAATGGCAGTACATGAAGAAAAACTAGCTAGGCAGGAAGATGCATTGAACGAACAAGAGAATCAATTAAGAGACAATATACAAGATTTACATTCTCGTATAACAACCAATGCAAAAGAGACACATAGTGCAATGGGTGAAATGGAACGTAGGCTTCTTGACCAGATGAATGAACACAGTAAAAAAGAAGAAGAACACTTCAGAAAAATGCGTGAAGAGTTATCTAGTCGTGTCGGTGTTTTGGAAAAGTGGAAATGGTTAATAGTTGGTGGTTCAATTGTCGCTGGTTTCATCATTCAAAAAATAATCACTATAAATCTTTAAATAAGACTTGACTTTCAGTTAAGTTTCATGTATTATCTACAACATGAGTACATTTGTAGATATTAAATATCTCAACTTAATGTCACACCGATTGCAGAGGTTTTCCAAAAAAGGAGATTACCTCTGGAATTTTCGGTGTCCATTTTGTGGAGATAGTCAGAAAAATAAATCAAAAGCTAGAGGTTATGTGTATAGAACAAAGAATGATTTGTTCTATAAATGTCATAACTGTTCTAAGGGAACAAACCTTGCAAACTTAGTTTTAGAGGTTGACGAATCCCTATATAAAGAATACCTTGTTGAAAGATACAAGGAAGGTTCTACAGCAAATGGAAGAGGTGGGAATGTCAAAAATCCAGAGTTCAATATACCAAAGCCCGTCTTTATTCAAAAAGACATTTTGTCTAAACACAAATCGTTTAGGGAACTTGGACAAGACCACCCAGCTGTACAATCTATTGGAAACCGCCTTATACCACAAAATAGATATAATGATATTTATTTGGTCAATAAGTTTTTTACTTGGACTAATGAGTTAATTCCCAATAAGTTCAAGGACTTGACGAATGACCATCCAAGAATGGTGATTCCTTTTCGTGATGCAGACGGTAAGGTGTTTGCATATCAAGGGAGAGCCTTTGGGGAAGAACAACCAAAGTACATTACGATTGTACTTGACCAGAATAACCAAAAGATATTTGGTCTTGATAGGGTTGACGATAGTAGGAATATTATTATCGTGGAAGGCCCTATTGATAGTCTTTTTCTTCCAAATTGTATTGCAGTGGCTCAAGGGGATTTACGGTTACCTTTATACAAAGGTAAAAGCACTTTAGTGTTTGACAACGAACCTAGAAATAGAGAAATTGTCAAGAACATAGAAAAAGCGATTGAGGAAGATTATAGTGTCGTAATCTGGCCTCAAGATATAGAAGAAAAGGATATAAACGATATGATAATTTCTGGTTTGACAAGTTCTGAAATCTCTGATATTATACATAGAAATACCTTTTCTGGATTACAAGCAAAGACACAAATATCCAACTGGAAAAAAGTTTAAACAAATAGGAGAGAATACCATGGCGCAATCGTCCACGGTGGTAAAGTTACCACCATCTGAATCAACGACAAAATACTTAGGAATTAATATAGATAAGAACAGAGATAACTTGTTATCGGAACAAGCGCATAAGTTGGTAAAAGATTATTATTGTAAGGACGGTGAAAATTCCCCACAACAAGCATACGCAAGAGCAGCTGTAGCATATTGTTATGGAGACATGGATTTAGCACAAAGAATTTATGAGTATGTTTCTAAAGGGTGGTTTATGTTTGCATCACCAGTTTTATCAAATGCACCTAAACCAGATGAGAAAGCAAAAGCACTTCCTATCTCATGTTTTTTAACTTATGTACCAGATAGTCTGGAAGGATTAATTGACCACACCGCTGAATTACGTTGGTTGTCAGTTAAGGGTGGTGGAGTTGGTGGCCACTGGAGTGATATTCGTGCAGTGTCAGACAAAGCGCCTGGGCCGATGCCGTTTCTTCATACAGTAGATGCAGATATGACTGCATATCGTCAAGGTAAAACTCGTAAGGGTTCTTATGCAGCTTACATGAATGTTGACCACCCAGATATTATTGAATTTATGAATATGCGTGTTCCTACTGGAGATGTGAATCGTAAGAATTTAAATCTACATAATGCAATCAATATTACAGATGCATTTATGAGAGCAGTTGAAAGAGGTGAAAGTTGGGATTTAGTTGACCCACACGATAAAACTGTTAGAGAAACAATGCCTGCAAGAAAGTTGTGGGAACAAATATTAGAAGTAAGATTTAGAACTGGTGAACCATATCTTAATTTTATTGATACTGCTAATCGTGCATTACCACAGACACAAAAAGACAAAGGGTTGAAGATAAATGGTTCAAATCTATGTAATGAAATCCACCTTGCAACTTCTGAAGATAGAACTGCTGTTTGTTGTCTTTCATCTGTAAATGTAGAAATGTTTGATGAGTGGAAGGGCACTACAATGATTCGTGACCTTGTTCGATTCTTGGACAACGTATTGCAATTCTTTATTGACAATGCACCAGATGAAATTAATCGTGCAAAATACTCTGCAACACAAGAAAGGTCACTAGGACTTGGTGCAATGGGATGGCACGCTTTCTTACATAGAAAGAATATTGCATTTGAATCTGAGTCTGCACAAGTGTGGAATAATGTAGTGTTTCAATATATTCAAAAAGAAGCAATCGAAGAAAGTTTACGAATGGGTTCACAAAGGGGTGAAGCACCAGATATGGAAGGCACTGGTAGACGTAATGCACATTTACTTGCAATTGCACCTAATGCTAATAGTTCTATAATTTGTGGAACTTCACCATCTATCGAACCATTAAAAGCAAATGCATACACACACAGAACAAGAGCTGGTTCTCATTTGGTTAAGAATAAGTATCTTGAAGAAGTGTTAGAAGAAAAAGGTAAGAACACTGATAAAGTCTGGACAGACATTATTACTAATGGTGGTTCAGTACAACACTTATCTTTTTTAGATGATGCAACTAAAGATGTTTTCAAAACTGCAATAGAAATTGACCAGAACAAAATTGTTGACCAAGCAGGAACTAGACAAAGATTCTTATGTCAAGGTCAATCAGTTAATTTATTTTTCCCAGCTGGTGCAGAAAGAAAGTATTTACATGAAGTACACTTTAATGCATGGAAAAGGGAAGTTAAAGGATTATACTATCTAAGAACTGAAACAACTCAAAGAGCAGAGAATGTTGCAGAGAAAGTTAAAAGAGATGCGCTACAAGATTATCAAACTCAAGAATTAGTTTGTGAGATTGAATCACAAGAAGAATGTGTTGCGTGTCAAGGGTAAAAACGGAAGGAAAAAGTAATGGAAATAAAAGTAGTAACTAAATCAGATTGTCCTTTTTGTGAAATGACCAAGAAGTGGTTAGATGACAATGGATTTGAATTTGAACTTCAATTGATGGATAATGAAGAAGAACGTCTAGAGTTCTATCAATCAATCAATGGAATTAAAGAAGTAATCGGAGCTCCTGCTGATGTTCGTAGAGTAAACTCTGTACCACAAATATTTATTGATGGTGATAGAATTGGTGGATATGATAACCTAATGAAATATGCAGACACTTTATTTAAGAAGAGAAGTGCTGGTAGTTTGTTAAAATTTAATGAAACCTATAAACCATTCTTCTATCCTTGGGCAGTAGAGATTACCACAAGACATGAAAAGGTTCACTGGATTGAAGATGAAGTAGACCTTGCAGAAGATGTTGCAGATTGGAAGGGTGGAAAAGTTAGTGAAACCGAAAAGGAATATATCACTAATATTCTAAGATTGTTTACACAAGCTGATGTTGCAGTTGGTCAAAACTACTATGACCAGTTGATTCCAAAGTTTAAGAATAATGAAGTAAGAAATATGTTAGGTTCATTTGCAAATAGAGAAGCAATCCACCAGAGAGCATATGCACTTCTAAATGAAACTCTTGGTCTTCCACCAGAAGAATATCATGCATTTCTGGAATATTCTGAAATGTCAGATAAGATTGATTTCATGATGGATTCAAATACTTCAACTCATAAAGGTCTTGCACTTGCAATGGCAAAGTCAGTGATGAATGAAGGTATTGCTTTGTTTGCATCATTTGTTATGTTGTTGAACTTCCAAAGGTATGGAAAAATGAAAGGTATGGGTAAGGTCGTAGAATGGTCTATTCGTGACGAATCTATCCATGTGGAAGGGATTGCAAAACTATTCCGACAGTTCTGTATCGAATATCCAAAGATTGTAGATGATGAGTTCAAAGCTGCAATATACGAAATGGCAAGACAATCAGTAAAACTAGAAGACAAGTTTGTTCAGTTAACCTATAAGATGGGTGCTCCAGAAGGACTTGAATCATCTGATGTAAAGACCTATATAAAGTATATAACAGACCGAAGGTTGTTGCAACTTGGTTTGAAACCTAATTTTAAAGTGAAAGAAAATCCCTTACCTTGGTTAGAGTGGGTACTTAATGGTGCTGACCATACTAACTTTTTTGAAAACAGAGTAACAGAATATGAGGTTGCTGGTTTATCTGGAACTTGGGATGATGCTTACGAGGCTGCTTAAATATGTCAAAAAAAGTTCTCTATTGTAATGATTGTGATGTAGAGTTTAAAGTTCAATTTGGAATGTCAGAAAAATACTACCATGCAAGACATTGTGTCTTTTGTGGTGGCGAGATAAATATTGATGATGAAGATGAAGTAAACGAAGAATATGAGGAGTACGATTATGACTAAATGTAAAAGTTGTGAACATGAGTGCCACTGTGGTTGTGATTGTGATGAATGTATAAATGATGTTTGTGTAAAATGTGACTGTGATACCGATAATGACCATGGCTGTTAGTGGTTGTAAAAATTGTGGACACGAATCACATTGTAATACTAAGTTATACAAAGACTTTGGTGAAGACAAACAAGTATTAGTCTGTCACCATTGTCGTTGTGATGTTTGTGAAAAAGAATATACAAGATGGTCTGAAGCGAATATGGACGTTTGGGATGAAACTTGGACAGATGAATCAATTGTATCACCACCATTAAAACAACAGTGGAAAACTATATGAAAATTCTTAAAATAATATTCTGGCCTCTTATAATGTTGAAAAATATATTAGACCATAACTGGTGGACAGAAAAAATAATAAACAAAACAAAACTTGATGAGAAGGTAGAACAAAGTAAGTTTGTTGCGTGGAAAAATAAATTACCCCAACCATATAAACTTATTTTTGAAATCTGTATATTTGTTGTTATAGTTTATATTGCCGAGATTTGGTTTAATATGTTAGGTGTTTCAATGTTACCTTGGAAATGGGATTGGTCATGGTAATGAAAACACAAAGTGCAAAAGCTAAAGGTCGCAGATTACAACAATGGTTTCGTGACCAATTGATTGAAAAATTAGAAGTGCATCCAGAAGATGTGGAATCTAGGTCTATGGGTGCTGGTGGTGAAGACTTAATTATGGCAAGGGCTGCAAGAGAAAAGTTCCCTTATTCTATTGAGTGTAAAAATCAAGAAAAATTAAACATATGGGAATCATATTCTCAAGCAGTCGAAAACTCTAAAAACTATGAACCAGTGGTTGTGATTAAAAGAAATAATCATAAACCATTAGTTGTAGTTGATGCAGAGTATTTTGTAGGACTGCACAAAGATGAGGTTTGACTGTAAAGATTGTACAATACTAATGGAAGATGGTAAGGGTAAGGTTTACCAGAATAGCCGTCTTATGTTTAAAGGTGATAGTTATATTGCAATTAAATTTATGTTACAGTTTACAGAAAATGCAGAAGAAGTAAAAGAATTCTTTAGAGCGCAGTTAAATATGCGAGAACAAGTGAAGTGGAAAAAACAAGATGAAGCTGCGAAAAGAATAAAAAAAGTAGAACCAGAACCCCCTAAAAGAGAAAAGGTCATGAGAAGACCTAGACAAAATAAAATCGAAAAACTATTCAATAAGTAGATTGTTTCCAAAAAGACAATATAGATATGCGTTTCAGTAATAGGTCTATTGTTATAAATAATGGTGTAATAGTTTAATTCTAAACTATCTTTTCAAAAAAGGAGACAGAGAAATGTCAGTAGCAACTGCTGTGTACGAGCAGACTTGTCATGTGTGTGATGAAATTCGTCTATTTTTTGCACGAATTTTAATAGAAATGCAAAGAGGAAAACAATTATCAGCCAATCGTAAAATATTTGAAGAATATCGAAGATTTGATAGAGAAGCACCATACCATTTAGCAAGAGTTCAAGACCAGACAAATAAAGAATATGACCAAAAACTCGCAGAATTGAAGTAGCGAATCATGTGGCCGTATACGGATGAAGAATGGGAATTAATCTCAAAACCTAACAAAAAATAACTATTTAAACCCTTGATTTTCAAGGGTTTTTTTAGGCCCAAAAAAAGACTTGACTTTGTTATGAAAACAAGGTATACTCTAAGAGTAATTAAGATAAAGAGAGAGAGAAAAATATGTTTAGAATTCCTAGTTTTTATGTCGATACTCCCAAGTGGGATGACGCTGTAACCACCATCAAAGGTCTTGGAGATGGTAACCTTTTGGGTGGTATGGAGAAAATGAACGCAATATGGAACACACATTGTACCTTGGATACTGAAATGGATGATGATGATTTCTTTGATGTTTGGGTATATGAGGTAAATGCCTATAATGTGGTCTTTGAAGGAATGGGTAAATTATTTGCAGAAAAGGCTTGACATTGTTCTTAAAACATGGTACAATGATAATATAATAGAGAAAGAGGTAAATTATGGGAAAAGTTAAAAACTACATGATGGATATTGAAGAGAAAGTCTTTGATATTGACGGTCTTGAAACCAAGATTGGTGAGTGTGAACATATCGCAGAGATGAAAGCCTTTGTGGTAGAGAAGTTGGGTTTGACAACTCATTTCGATATCGGTATCGCAGAAGGTGTGGTAGACGATATGTGGAACGATTTTTGGGGTTATTATTAAAATAATCCTTGACTTTGTTCTAAAAACAGTGTATAATGTAAATATAATTGAGAGGTAATACTATGGAAAATGTGAAAAAACTAAAATATATCGTTTATACCCAAATGAATAAAAGGGGTTTAAAGGGTGAGTTTGATAATGCAAAAGATGCTATCAAATGGGCGAAAGAGAACGTCTATATGTTCGACTACTTGAAAGAGAGAAAGGATACATGGGAAGTTCTATTTGAAGAAAACTTGGTTTGGATTGATAAAGGAGAGGTAGTAGAATGTTAGAGTTTGAAAACAGTGATGCAGTAAATGTTAATATGAGTAGCTTACAAGGTAAGATAAAAACAACTTATGATAAGTTAGTCGAGGTGTTCGGAGAACCAACATTTACAGATGCAAGTCCTTATGAAAAGGTCAATGCACAGTGGACATTGGATATCAAAGTTCCTTTTGTAGATGAATACGGTGAAGACTTTAATTATGTTACAGCGACTATCTACAATTGGAAAGATGGATATATCCCCACTGGAGAATATGATTGGCATATCGGTGGATTTGGATATAATGCTTTAGAAGCTGTTGAGAAAGTACTTGACTCTGCCTAAGAAATTTGGTAGTATAGACTAAATTAACGAGTAACGAAAGTAAACTATGATTAAAAATATATTATGGATTGTTGGTGCAACAATTCTAATGTTATGGGTACTTGGTTCATTTATACCAGATGCCCATTCAAGTCAAGATTGTGATTATGTAAAAATAGTCAAATATAAAGATGGTGATATTGTAAGTTCAAAAACTGAATATGTGTGTGATACTCCACCAGAACTTCTAATAAAATATATTGAAGTTGAGAAAAAGAGTAAGGCAGAAAAGATGGCAGAATTGTTTAAACCAATTAGACCAACTTCTAGTCCAGACCCAACACATTATTATGGTAATTATGCAGACGATAAACCAAAAGCTATTGATGCAATATTATATGGGATTTTCAATTAATGTTTAAATTTATTATGGGAATTGTGGTAGGAATAGTGTTGGTCACATACTATCCACAAATAACAACAACAACCACTAAAATGTTTGTAGATAGTGGTATTCGTGACCAAATTGTAAATCAACTTAACGAGGTGAAGAGTAATGATTAAAAATGTGATAATGGTAGGGGCCGTAGGGGCCTTACTTAGTGCTTGTGCATCAAATACAGGCACAATTGATACGGCAAAGAAACCAACACCATTTGCAATAAAGAAAGCATATGAACATACTGCAAAGGTTGTGGACGAACAAGTTCAACAAGTTCCAGATTGGTATACTAAAATGCCTGATAATAAAGATGCAATCTATTCTGTAGGTACTGCATTATCTCCAGAGTTGCAATTGTCAAAAGATATTGCAATCCTAAGTGCAAAGACAATTCTTGCAGATAGGATTAATGGTAGATTGAACTCTGTAACAAAATCATTTATGACAAAAGTAGGTTCTTCTGATTTAGATGCTTCTGTGATAAATGAGATTTCAACTGCAACAAAGAACATTGTTGCTGATGTTGATGTTGCTGGATATAAGGTGAAAGAATCAAAGATTGTTTCAAATGGTATGCAGTATCGTGTGTATGTTCTTCTAGAATATTCTGATGAAGAAGCACAAAAGATTCTTCTGAATCGTCTAAAGAAGGATAAGATGTTAATGTCTAAGATTAAAGCTAATCAAGCATTTAAAGAACTTGATGCAGATGTTAATAAGGTAAAAGAGTCTGAGACAGACAAACTAAATAAAATAATAGACGCTGGATAAGGAGAGGTATGAGATACAACAAATTCAACAAAAGAAACTTTCATAAGAAGGATAAATATCCTAGAGATGAAGGTATGACGGTAACAGTACGTCAGATTAAAGATAAAGACGGAAACGTAACATCTGACGTAAATGGTGCAATGCGAGTTCTAAAGAAGAAACTAATGAAAGATGGTTTCTTCCAAGAACTAAGAGAACGTACTTACTTCACTAGTAAGGGTGAAAAGAAACGTAAAGCAAAAGCAGCAGGAAAAAGACGTTACCAGAAAAAAGTTGAAAAGAGAAAAGTGGAGCTAGGCTATTGAGCGATAATGTCATTAAATTTCCAACGACATATAAAGGTAAAGATGCACCAAAGATTGTTGACATGGATGCACATAGGGTTACTGAAGACTTAGACTTTTGCGATAATCTCGCAGAAGGACTAATGATTAACCTTATACATAATGTGGGTGAAAATGGATTTGATATTAAGAAAGATAGGTTTATTGGTGACATAAGTTTTCTCAATGAAGTAGTTAAAAGTGCTCTCTATAGACAAATGGGGTTTGACCATCCCATGCAACACTTTATGGATTTGATTGTGAAGACTGAAACCAATGATGATAAGACTATAATAACTAGATTAAATTTGAACAAGATTGATGATATGCTTCCTCAATCGAAGGATGATGGTAACGGAGATGATATTAGTTGATATGAACCAAGTGACACTATCAAATTTGATGGTGCAGATTGGTGGAAGAAAAGAAGTAGAACCAGACTTAGTAAGACACATGGTTCTGAATTCATTAAGAGGATATCGTAGAAAGTTCTCTGATGAGTATGGTGAACTTGTACTGTGTTATGATGCTAAGAATAACTGGAGAAGGGAAATATTTCCCAACTACAAGTATAGTCGTAGAAAAGATAGAAAAGAATCTAAGTTAGATTGGAATTCTATTTTCGATACTCTGCATTTAATTCGTGACGAATTGACAGAGTACTTTCCCTACAAAGTATTGCAAGTAGAGACAGCAGAAGCAGATGATATTATTGCATCTGTCGTATTTCATGTTGCAAGAGAACCAAAGAATTACGAAAAGGTACTAATTCTTTCTGGAGACAAAGACTTTATTCAGCTACAACAACACAATTTTGTAACTCAATATAGTCCAACCCAAAAGAAATTTCTTAACGGTGTAGACCCTACTACATATATTAAGACACATATACTTCAAGGTGATAGAAGTGATGGAGTACCAAACTTTTTATCACCAGATAGTACTTTCGTAGATGAGATTCGTCAAAGACCTATCTCAAAAAGAAAACTTGAAACTTGGATTGAACTTGAACCTAAAGATTTCTGTAATGAAGAGATGATGAGAAACTTTCATAGAAATAGAACTCTAATAGATTTAAATTACATTCCAGAGGAACTAGTAGATGAGTGTATACAATTATATGTAAACACTCCTAGTGGTGATAGAAAACAACTACTAAATTACTTTATAAAGTATAAACTAAAAAACCTAATGGAGAATATTGGAGACTTTTAATGAATAAACCATTGAAAACATATACACCACTTATGTCAGAAATTTTGACTAAAGTGAATAATGCAAAAACTAAAGATAAGAAAATTGCAGTTCTAAAAGAGAACGATAGTGAACCTCTTAGAATGTTAATTAAAGCATCTTTTGACCCAAAGATTGAATGGGTGTTGCCTGAAGGTGATACACCATACAAAGCAAATGAAGCGCCTGAAGGTACTGAACATACTTTACTTTCTCAAGAAGTAAAAAGAATATGGCATTTTATCAAAGGTGCAGATAATCAAACACCTAGAATGAAAAAAGAAACTATGTTCATTCAGATGTTAGAAGGTTTGCATAAAGATGAAGCTACTGTTCTTTGTCATGTAAAAGATAAAGTGCTACATCAAAAATATAAAGGACTTTCAGACAATGTTGTGAAAACAGCATTTGGTTGGACAGATGAATATTGGATGCCTAACGGTAACATTATTTAACTTGACTTTACGATATACTTCTGGTATATTAGTAAAATGATTCCTAAATGGTCACCTCTCACTCTCTCTCAAAAAGACCTTTAGCGAATCACCCTTGGGGGTAGTGTAATGCTACCCCCTCTTTTTTCCTTTGTAAACCCTTGATTTATAAGGATAAAAATAACACTTGACATTACTCCATTTTTAGTATAGAATGATAATATAATGAAAAAAGAGAGAAAAAAGACTATGAATTTTGTGAGTGCAAAAGGTGGTAAAAAGCATCAAAGAGATATCGCTATTACTACTGTACACCAAATGATAGCAGAATTACTTCCTAGATTTAGAACACTTGATATTGAAGTTGTTTTCAGAACATTCAGTAAAAAAGAAAATGCAGTTGGTTTCTGTGGAATGACAGATAATAACCGTACTTTTGAAATTGAGATTGATAGCAAGATGGGTATCAATGAATTAGTAACCACAGTATGTCATGAGATGGTTCATGTCAAACAGTATGCAAGAAATGAAATGACTGACGAATGTGTTCAGTATGGTGCAGCTACTTGGAAAGGTAGAAAGGTAAATCCAAAAACTACTTACTACAATCTTCCTTGGGAGAAAGAAGCATACAGATTGCAAGATAGTCTCGCATTACAAGTTTGGGAAAGTGGTGAGATTTAACTTGACTTTGTTGTCAGAACATGGTATAGTGATTCTATAAGATGAAAAAAGAGAGGTTATTATGAAAATTACAGCAGAACAATTTGTCGAGTCACTCGCAAGAATGTCAGATGCAGAAAAACAAAAAGCTGCAAATCTTCTTGTGAACAAGTGGTTTCACTTGACACAATCATTCACTGGTATGGTTGATGCAGAATTGCAAGACCAACATATCAATGAACAAGCAGATGCTTTTGAGATACAGAAAGCTGCTGAAAACGGTACTAAATTATTTTAAAGGAGAGAGAAATGGAACAAGTTGCAGTAATACACACTGCGTTTGAAGATAAACCTTCAACTGTAGCGTTTGTAGATGTACCAGAGTTTCCGACTTTGATTGAGAAACTTGAGTATGCATATCGTTGGACACAAAATATTGTTGGTTCATGGTCACTAAAGATGGGTGATGATGCAAACAGTAATGTCACTGTAATGGGTGATGTATCTAGTGGTATGGGTTTAAGGTCTACCTCAATGGGTGACCAAATTTTAGTTGGTAACAAAAAATATGTTGTTGCTATGATGGGATTTGAAACATTAGAAGGAGAGAAAATATAATGTCAAATTTAGTGAAAGTGAATGACCAACTTATGGGTCTAACAATATCTGAACTTACTCAAGTACAGAGTATGATTCAAGAAATCAAAACTATGAAAGCAAAGTCTGCAATCATAGTTGGTGGAAATGTTTTTGTTGTGCAAAAAACAAAAAAGACGCCTGGGATTGTTGAGAAAATCAATCAGACCAGAGCAATCGTTAATATGAAAGGTAGAAGTTATAATGTACCTTTCTCAATGTTGGAGGCTGCTTAATGACAGTACAAGCAAAAGGTAGACCATCTACTACTGTGATAGACTTAGATGGTTCAGAAGGCAATGCATTTTGCCTTCTGGGATATGCAAATGCTACTATGAAAAAAAGTAACTTTGATAAAGAGATGCAAGATAGAATCTTGAATGAGATGAAATCTGGTGACTACATAAATTTACTGAGAACTTTTGAAAAGTATTTCGGTAGTGTTTATACTTTACAAACATCTAATCCAGAATATCTGGATGCATTTATGGTAGAAAAAAGTGCTTAAAGAACTTTTAACAACCTTTGTTATATCTGCTTCCGCTGGTGAAGTAGATGTAACATTAAAAGGTGCGACAGACTACCTTGATAAACAAGCAGTCTGTTTAGCAAATAATATGTATCATGAAGCTCGTAGTCAAGGACTCGCTGGACAACTCGCAGTAAGTTTAGTTGTATTAAATCGTGTTAAAGATAAAAGATATCCTAACACAATCTGTGAAGTAGTACACCAAGGGCCTGTTAGAGAATCATGGAAAACCAAAGGTAAAGATGTTGCAGACAGTGAACGAAATTATTATCCAATTCGTCACCGTTGCCAATTTAGCTGGTACTGTGATGGTAAGGATGATACTCCCCATGAACCAACAACATATGGTGCATTGTATGACATGGCAGTTGATTTAGTTTATGGAGATATTGAAGTTGTTGATATCACTGAAGGTGCAACACACTATCATGCAGATTATGTATTTCCTGCTTGGAGAAAAACCAAGACAAGGACAATTGAAATTGAAGACCATATATTTTATAGGTGGGAAAAATGACGTTAAGAGGTTATGCAAAAAAATATGAAATCCTTAATGGAGTTGGGTACGAATACCAATTCGATAATGGATACGGTGCATCTGTAGTAAAACATGATTCATCTTATGGTGGGAAACAAGGATTGTATGAGATTGCAGTACTTGACTCTGGTGGAGATTTATGTTATAGTACACCAATAACTGAAGATGTAATCGGTTATGCAGATGAGGACAAAGTATTGGATACACTACAAAGGATTAAATTATTATGAATTTCTTTTATCTAGATGAAGACCCATTCAAGTCTATTGAATACCATTGTGATAAACAC